TGTGATACTTCTGGGTGAATACCAGTCCAGTATAGTGAACCTTTACGTCCAACTGCCTTAGCAGCACGTAACTTAGCGACTACCTTGCGGACGTCTGCTGAGTCAAGTGTTGATGTTGCAGCAACTGTTGCTGTTGATGTCGCTGAACCACCAAAAATTTTATATGTTCCGCCACGCAATGTTTCCATTGCTACAGCATCGATAGAATCTGCTAGGTTGAAAGCGATAATGTTTGCGATTGCTGGGTCTACATCAGCAAGGCTGAATAGTTCCAACGCACGAGTTACCAACACAGAATTTCCATACTCATTAAGAGTAATAGAAACGTTGGTTGGTGTAGACATTGCTACTGCATCTGGGTCAGTTGTTTCTGTCAGAGCGGTAGTGTTTGCGGCCAAGTCAACATAACGTTGTAGAACAACGGTTGAACCTGGTATTGATTGGCGGGCAGGTGTTTTGTCTGCGACAGAACGAATTAATGGTTCTGAGCGAAGAGCGAATTCAAGTAAGCGGTCATACGCTGCTTGAACAAGACCTGCACTACCAGATGTGCCTCCTAATGAGGATGCACCAGTTGATACAAAGGCGTTTGCCATTTGTTGTCACCTCCAAGGTGATAGGAATTACTATGGATTAAATATTACTACGAACGGAGGATAGAAAGAATCTCATCTGCAGATTGTGCATTTGCTATTCTTGATTCTATGTCATCCGTACGTTCGGAGGTCAATGAGTTCTGAGTAAGAATATCTTGCTGCCGTAAGGCTGCTCGATTAACTTGTTGTTCCTCAGATACCTCAGGCTTGCTCAATCCAAACAATTCGCCATTATCGTCAAGCCAGTTATTAACTGACTCTTCACTAATATCTTCTAAGTCTTTAAGGATTAAGCGTTGTGCCTTTAAATTGACACCCTTCTTTTCTAGGACTTCCTTGACGACTCTCTCACGCTGCACCTTGGACAATCCCTCAAGTTGCTCAGTGAGTTCCTTAATACGCTTTTCATCTGCACGTTTGGCCTTCCTTAGTTTCTTAACTAAGTCATCGCCTTGCAGAGGTATATCGTTATCTTGGTCTTCGTCTTCGTCTTCCCAGTAGTTGTTGCTCATAGCAACCCACCCTTCTATTCGTTGTAGTCGCAAGCCACAGGTCCCAATCGGGGAATCGGTCTGGCTCTTGCTATCGGTCTAATACGCTATGTGAGGCCGATGGATTCACATAGGAATTTATTTTAGAACTGTCCTGCTGAAGAACTCTTACGTAAATATTGTGTAGATAAAGCACCAGCACCCAAAGAAGTACCTGCACTACCAGAGAATTGACCTTCTTCTAGTTGCTTTAATTGTTCTTTCTTACGCTTAGCAGAGGCTAAACCTTTAAATGTTGCAGACTCAGCATCGGCTTGATTATAAGTAATACCTGATTCACTATAAATTCTACCTAAACTTCCAGCGGTAGGTAACTCTTCTCCAATGGTTGCATAACCAACCTGTGCTTGTTGTCTATTGATACCAAATCTAGCAAGGTCTTCAGCACTTGTCATAGTGGCTGCTAATCCTTGTCCTATTGCAGCACCACCTATTTCAGCAGCAGTTGCTTTTTCTTTAAGATTTACTAAAGCCTTCTTAGGGTCTAGGAAATACTGAACAAGGTCTGCTTCACCAATACCATAAAATTGTTGGAATGCATTCTTAGTTCCTGGGTCAGCCATCTTAACTCTATCTACGGCAGTAGATACTCTGTCAGTAAATTCAAGAGCAGATATATCAGCACCAATAACATCAGCCATTGCTGTCTGCTTAAGACTTCTATCTACACCAAAGTAATTCTCAAGACCATATGATTTAAGAGTCTTTGTGTAGTCATCCTCTAGTGCTAGATATTCCGCTTCACTTAATACATTTAATCCAGCAGAACGTCTTAATTCATTTCCTCTAAATCTTTTAATATATGGTGCGTTATACCTAACATCAGTCTTTAAAGCAAGGGTTGCCTCTTCTGGTTCATACCCTTCCTTCATTAAAGTCTCAATTGTTGTTGCTAACTCGGCTAAACCATACTGAGTAAAGACATCTTTAAGAAGAGCAAAAGCATTTCGTTTTGCTTTTTCATCTTGCATTTTTGCATAAGCAAGAGATGGGTCTTCACCGCCAGTTGGTTTATCTTCTCCGTCTCCATCAACAACCGTAGTACCACCAGTTAAAGTTTTACCAAGTTCTTTTAATTTCTCAAAATCACTTTTTATACCCGCAAGTGCTTTATCAATTGCAGCCTGATTAGATGATTTATTTTGTACTACTGTCTTAGTAGGTTGAACAAGTTTTGTACCTGAGGCTGCCTGTCCACCACCTTTAGGTGCAGCACCAGATGATTTTGTTGCAGGAGCAGGGGCTGCTGGCTTAGCAATTACAGCAGGAATACCACCATAGCCACCAGATGATTTAGGAGCAGTAGGTTTAGGTGCAATTACTGGTTTAGGAGATGCCATTATGCTATCAATCCAAAGTTGCGGAGAATACTATTAGCATATCCTGCTGCTGTTTCCAAAGCATTTGAAGTATTACCCCAACGTGGGTCCTTCTTAAGAGCACGTTCAAAATCAGTCAAGTTCATCGCTCCTTTGTTTCCGTTATTCTTAAGTGCCATTTGAATAGTTGGATTTAATGAATCAATTTGTGATTCTGGTATTTCTAGAATCTGACGCATTGTGTACTTATAGTTGGCAGATAAATCGTCTAGGTCAACATCTTCAGATAGAATATCTGATAGGTTAGAATAGGTAGCCTTAGATATAGCAAGTAATTTTGCATTAATTTTACTTGTATCTTTATCATTGTTTCGATATGATGTTGATACATATTTTAAAGCATCTTTATTACTTAATGTTATGCCATACTTCTTAGCATAGGCTAGTGTACTATTAACATCTTGAGCAGCCTTGCTACCACCTTTTAGTACTACATCAATATCAGAACCATCAAGTGCTTTACCAGCAATACTACGTTTTAGTTGAAGTATATCTTCAGCATCTAACTCATACTCACCTGTGGTTACCTGTGAGGTACCACCAGAATCTGTACCTTTAGTAGTAGTAACTTTAGCATTCTTCTTTTCCAATGCTCTTAATTGTTTATAATATTTTTTTTGTTCTTCATCTGTAGCGCCTCTACCTAAATACTCTACAAAAAATCTATTTAGGTCAGATTCTGCTTCATCTATTTTAGTTACATATTCATCGTAAGATACTTGAGGTCCACCTACACCTGAATCTTTAAGGTCCTCTTGTATATAATTAAAGAATGATTTTGGATTAATGTTTTTATTTTGTTCTAAATCATTTATCATTACCTTAGTATGTTTTTGCAAAGCATACGCTAATGATTTGACAAAACTTTCACTAGTAGTATCAAGTCTATCATAATCTTTTTGAGTAATTCTAAGACCAGCACCTCTTAGGTCATCAAACAAACCTTTAAGACCACGAGGTGACTTAATAGAATCTTGTATAACTCTTCTTCTTAATGCATCAAAGTCAGAGGTAGAAGGCGTGTAATCATTAACAAGTTGGCCAGCCTTGTCTTTCATAAATAATGGAACTTTAGTTTGAGGTCCTATGTAGATGTACTGTGGAACCTGGTCGCCACCCTCTTCACCACTAACCCAATTACTACCATCAGGCTGGTTTGTTAGACTCAAACCTTTAGATTTAACATCTTTTACAAACTCATTATCACCAGCATATTGCTCATTGCCAACAGTACCACTAGTTGCAGTTATCTGTGCATCTTGTAATGCTTTAATTTCTGCTTCTAATTTTGTGGCTTTATCTCTTTGAAGAGTATCTTGCGCAGTCTTTAATTCTTTTTTCTTATCTTCAATTTCTTTAGTTCTTTTGTCTTGTTTCTCAGCATCTGATATTGCAGACAATTCAGTATCAATTGAACTTATTTCAGCAATACGTGCTTGAACCTGAGCATCTAATCTATCTAATTCAGCCTTTGCTATCTTGTATCTTCTATCATCGTTACCATCATCCCAAATAGCCATCTGATTGCGCTGTAATTGCATGCTTGCAGCATCACGGGAATTTAATGCTTTAAGACCTCTTTGCTTGTCTCTTAACTCACGTTGCTTCTTTGATTCAGCCATTATTATCCTTTGTATGCTTTAGCGGTATAAGTATCACGGGAGTAGTAACCAAGAATTGATTTAAATATTGCTCTGCTTGCCTCAGTTAGAATAGCATCTCCACTACTTAGGCTTGCAATCAAGTTCTCTACTTCATTCTTAAAACTTCTTTTAATATCAGCAAAGTTCTCTGCCTCACGAAGTGAAGCATCGTTAGACAAAGATACAAACTGACGGATTCTAGATGTAACCATTGCTAGTCTCTGACGTGTTCCAATTGGCATACTAACAGATGAGTCTTTAATTATCTCTTCAAGATTAGATAGCATGTTTAGTTCTGTTGCTACCTCATTACCACCAGCCACAAGTGCTGCTTCTAGTAATGGGTTAGACATCTTAAGTAAAGCACGTTGTCTTGTTGATTCAGCAATCTTTGCGGTACGAGCAGTAATGCTAGGTGTTGACTTCAAGAATTCTTTTTCTTCTTTACCAATATCGTAATAGGCTTGCTTATCTTTAGCCACCAAAACATCTTGGTAGTATGCATCTAAAGATTTATCTTTAAGTAATCCTGCTGCTTCTAGATATGCATAGGTAGGGGCATCAAATTCACCTACATGAGGTGCAAATATCCAGGCTGCCTCACCATACTTTTTAACATTGCTTTCATTCTGAATAGCCCAAGACTTAACAGCCTTAGTCTTTTGAATGACCACATTAGTTTGCTTCTCATTACGAGCAACTGTATAGATTAACTTGCCTGGATTCTTACCCACAAATGTAGCAACTGCTAACTCATATGGGTCTTGAATATCACCCTTATACTTCTGAGTTACTGCATTTACTAGGTCATAAAATTCTGGACGTAACCCTGTTATGCCAACCTCTTTAAGGTAATCTGGAAGATTAACACTCTCTTGAACTGATGGTGCTATTGGTGAGAATAGACCAAGAATGTTACGCATTACAACTACATTGTGAGCAGATATTCTAATTTGCTTTAAGTAGTTATACTTATCCTGTGCTGATGCATTAGGGTCTAAGTACTTAGCCATATCTTCATCGGTATTAAAGGCTTGATTGTAGGCAATAGCCTGCATAGCAGCAGTTGATTCTTGCCTATCCTTCTCATCTTTAGGTATTATTGAATATAGTTTTTGCAGTGAAGAAGGAACTAAAGCACGCATTATTGTTACACCATCGCCTATATCACCAAGGGCGTAGTTGTCTAATTCTTCTGATAACTCTTTTGTTGCTGGTACTTTGCCTAACAAAGACTTCATAGTTATTACGCTTAAGGCACCAATAGGTCCAGATAACGTAGGCATACCAGCATCTGGGCTAAATGAAGGGTTAGCCAAGGTTAATTTAAATGTAAATTCATTAAACTTTGGTTGTTGGAAACTCTCTTCACCAGGTCCTAATGCACGTACTGTTTTATCTACAACACCAAATATAACATTATCTGTTGGCATCATGATATAAGGTTCGCCATTGTTATCTTTGTATACACCACCAGCAGCATCTAAACCAAGATGTACTAGTCGCATACGGAATAAAACTCTAGGCGCTACATCTTTTAGACGATACATTCTGCGCCAGAAGTCTTCAGTAGCACGATAATAACGGCCAGTATTACGTACTGATACGGCAAAGTTAGTTCTGATATTAGGGTTATCAACAAACTTTAATACAGAATCTGCTGCTTCTTGGACAGATATTTCTGTTAAAAGTTTCTGAGCATGCTGTTTTGTATCTTCTAGTATTGCTGCTTTAACCTTCTCACCAATAACTTTACCCTCATCTTGATACTCTTTTAGTTTATCTAGATAAAGTTTTGTAGCCATTTGTTTTTCTAGAACAGCATAATTTTTGCGTACATCTAGATACTTAATCATTACCACTGGCTGGCGTAGGATACCTGTTACTTGGTTGTCCATTAACTCCATCATACCGTTGCCTAGTTTGGCATAAGCAGTTTCCATATCGGAAATACCTGGACCTTCAAGGGTAGTAAATAATTTACCTTTAGGTTGGAATCCTTTAGTTAACTCTTCAAATTGCTCAAAGGTTATTTTTTGTGCTGCCTTTTGAGCCTTGTTAGATATTCTATTTCCAGTATCTAATTCTTCTTTTACTAAATCATCATAAAGAGATTTAAATTTATTAAATAATCCCTCGTTAAATGCATCTGCGCTGCCATGAAAAGTTTGACGCATATCCAATAGGATACGGTCTATTAAAACTTCAGCAATTTCCATATCATCTAGTCCTTGCAGACGCAAAGCACTAGTATGGGCTGTCATACCCAAGAAACTTTTTAATGCTTCTGGGTCTTTAACTGAGTGTGTAATCTTTATATCTAAATCAGATATTACATTCTCATCAAATCTACCTAATAAATCTGTATTCTTTCTTAAACCTACATTTTCTAATAGGTAAGTTTTAGCACCAACAAAGTCACGTTCTGTTCTTAAACCTTTACTAGCAACAAATGCAGCAACTGGGTTAAACTTAAAGTTCTCACCAATACCTATGTTCTGTCTAGTATTACCATAAAAACGTTGCACAAAGTTTTCAAAGTGAACTAAGGAAACACCACGACCTGCAAGAGATTGAAGTGAAGCCAACTTTTCTGTGTCTATTCTTTGACCAGTTTTGCCCTGAACTAAATCTGGGAAAAGACCTACGGCTATATCAAGATTACTCATGTTAACTAATTGCTCAGTTACCTCTGCTGATTGCCGCCCAACAAGGCTTGCACCTGCAGCAATAGACCTAGTACCTGCTGTTAAATATTGTGAGTTTAAAGTTAATCCTTGTATTAAAAACTGCACTTCATTATCATTTAATTTACCAAGAAAACCTTTACGATTCATTGCCTCAGTAATATATTGTGCTTGAGCCAACTTGCGTTCTAAAGATGATAGTTCGTCAGGTTGTTTTCCAACACTATTAGCATAATCACTAATGATTGCTAGTCTTGCATCTTTATCATACATATCAGCAGGAGTTTTTCTGCCTAATTTTCTAGCAATCTTAACTCTTAACTGTTCACCACTCTTAGAACCAGAGTATGCTGCAGCAATTCTGCCCATTCTGTGACCTTTACGGTCTAAGTATTGGAACAAATCCTTAGCAGGTGCTGTCAAATAGTAAATAAAACCTTCG